TTGAATCCACCAGACGCACGACGTACGTGTGCCAGTCACCCGTCCAGGCTGCGAGCTGCACAACCTGTTCGGGGTCTTCCGTGATGTTGATGATGTTCACACTCATACTGGCCTCACATAGAGTTTCAATGGACCGAACACCTGCGTGTCTGTCGCGCCGGTTGTCCTGGTCACAGTTACAGTGTACGTGCCAGACGTCGCGGTCACCGTAGTCGTGAGACCGAATGACAATCTGCCATTGTCCGCATACGTGGCGGTTCCACTATATGTGGCGACAAGTGTCCCGCCAGCGTTGTAAACCTTTGCGGTGACAGTCGCACCAGTAATGTCGATGCCTGTGCCATTCGCATCAGTGACCTGGACATCGATGCTTGTGGCGGTTCCCACATTGACATCGAGTGGCTGATCTGCACCTAATCCATCAGCCATAAGTTGATAAGGCCCGATGTGTACGCTGGTCGCAGCTGATACTGGCGACAGAAGTTCAGCGGAGATGTAGTCCGTGCCATTGTGAAGGAGAGCGCCCTTCAGCTCCGTGGCGGCGTCCGTATCGTTTGCAATCGCGTGAACGTCAGCATCCACTCGGCTGATGCCACCAGACTGGTGCAATGTGACGAGACCTTCCTTTGACGGAGCATCTGCACGAAGCAAGTTATATCCAAACGTTCCATGTATCTGATGATCGTCTGTTAAAGCATCAAGCACAGCAGCTGCTGTCTGCGCTGATGTCAAGCCACCGCTGCTGAGTTTGACCGTCATGACCGCACCGTTAGTACCAGAAGCACCACGTACAACAATCGTGACATCGTCAGCACCAGAAGCAAGCGCAGCATCAGGGATGTCCAGTCGATAAATCCCCGGCATGTTGGTTGCGTCTACCTCGGCAAATCCACCAGCAGTCCACGCCTGTGCGATGGTACGGGCTACTAGAGGGATAGATACGCTTGCTGTCCTTGTGCGGTTGTAGCGGGCTGTGAGACCGCTTGTGGAGGCTGTTAGACCTGTAGCACCAAGATAGAGTTCGATGCTTTGTGATGTTGAGCCTGGAGCGATTGTGATGGTAGAGGCGTTGCGTTCGGTTGGAACGTAGTTAGTAATACTACTTACTTGCTTCCAACTTACTGCACCTCTGTCTGGGTTTGCACCAGTCCAGTTTTGACTAAAGAAATCAAACGTTGGCGCACCTGTAATTAATCCACTGTTGTAGTTTGGGCCATTCAATGCATTTGCGCCAAGATACGAAAACGGCAAACCACTTTGTGGTTTATACAACGTCTCTAAACCGTGATAGCCAACTACACTATTTGCCCCGGTTGCAACATTAGAGCGTGGCGCAGCCGAATATATACGATTGTAATTTTCAGTAATATTTGTTGCTGAATAACCAGCCTCTAGTGCTTGTGAAGCATGAAGTACACAGTTTTGTACTGTAACAGCCCCGGTTATAGTGCTATATGCCAGTATGCCACCGTAAATGGTCGTACAGTTAAAAACTTTTATGCCGAATGCGTTTGTTGAATCATTTGCAATGGCACCAGCAACACGCAACAGTGACCCGATGCAATACACATCTTTAATTACTACATTTACATTTGTTTGACTTGAGTGGTTGGTGCATAAAAGAAGCAAACATCCACCTCCGAAAAAACTACATCGATCGATTGTAAGGTTTGCAATAACTCCAGCAGCATACGCCGCTTGTATATTTGACGGAGTATTCACATTCAACAACGGACTGCTAAATGTACACTTTGTAAATGTCCAGCTTTGACATCCTGAAATATTGACACCTACAGTAGCAGTACTACTATCAAAAATAATACCTTCCCAAGATATAAAGTTTTTAGATGTACCTGTAATCAGAGTCGTTGTACTTACTACGCTGTCAGATGTAGCAACAGTGAGCATAACTTCACCGGCACTAATTCCAGAGAACTGCGTACATAGCGGGTCACCAATGATTGATATCGTTGATGCTGCTGAAGCCATACCAAGCGTAATCGCTCCACGATAAACACCGGGAGCAATATAGAGAATGTCACCAGCAACCAAACCAGCACCGCCTGATGCACTGGTAGAACCAAGAGCATAAGCAACAGTTGCCCACGCTTGACCTGCACCTTGACCTAGACCAGTATTACCGTTATTACCATCCGTACGAACATAATAGGTTGCCATTATTCAGCCGTACCATTCACGATTTCATTTGCCATATTCCACTTAAACTGGTTCACGACGTCTAAGCGAAAACCTTCATCTTGCTGAACCCACCACGCAAACATATCCTGACCATCAGGCCCAAAGTCTCCGATTTTGTTTTCATCGTTATCGTAAATGTCGGCTTTGATGTTGTAGTCTGCTGGATTGTTTACCAGTGGTGTGATGACAACGTTCTGCAGATTCATTTGCCCACCTTCAAAGCATTCGCGCCTGTACCCTTGAACGGCATCGTCAGGAAGCCCAGCGCAGCACTCATCGCAGCAGTGACACCAGCCGCTACAGCCTTACTCCCGTACAGTGCCATCACTGCGCCAAGCTCGGCGAGCGTGTCTGCTTCAGCTGTGCGGATGCCGTCTCCGAAGACAGTGCTAAAGGAAGCAGCGAATGCGACCAAGACAACGACCAACAATCGCGGAATGGATATTGAATTCATCTTTGCAAACTCCCCTCGATCATCGCGACACGACTCTCGAGTTTACCGAGGCGTTCCTCGATGCGTCGCACTTCTTGCGCTTGTCCAGAAAGAGTGGCATTCACGTTCTCGAGCTTCACTGTTAGCACATTGATGCTTACCTGTAGTTTGGTATAGGTTCCGATGACGGCCCCCAATACCAGGACAAGTTGTCCAATCAGCGCTACAACGACCTCTAATGTCATACCATCACTCCACTGTACATCTTCACTCTAATATGGTGGCACAGTCGGACATCTCGCATCACGCAGTCGGTTAACCGTTTGACCTCGAGCGGAGCGCGATTGTTTGACTCACTTCGTTCGAATGTCCCCAATCGCTTCCGATCACTTCGTAGTATGGCGCGAGGTTCTGCGGATTCCCGGATGTGTATATCCTGTCATCGGCCTTGACTTCGACTTCAGGTGAACACGTCAGTGTCCATGTGCCAGCCTGTTCAATCATGCCGCCGACAATACCTTCAGTGTCGCCTGTGTTGGCGATTGTGGCGCGAATCTCAGCCACCTGTATCCAGTGTTGGCTGATGCCTCCGATACCGTCAGACTGGTTCACGTTTCGCCAGATCTGCACGCGGTCACTGTAGGCGTAGTTCGCGAGCGCGACTTTGAGCGCGGTAACGTATGGCGCCGGAATCATACGAACACCATGGGGCTGTATCGCTTAGCCTGGTCGAGACAATGCTCGCGGAGTGCGGACATCTTCGCGTCGACTTGACCATCCTTCACATCGATGAGATGCGTGATACTCGATGCTTTGCGAATCCATCCTTGTCGCGCAGCTGCGCGGATGTCATAGCGTTCGTTATTGGCTGGACCGATGTCCTGCCACAGAAGGTCGCCGGCACCGTCGTTCACGGTGTAGTTCAGCGTCTGCGTCCACTGTGGGAACTGTGGTTCGGTGGCGCTCGATGTCCCTGCGATAACGCACTGGTACAGTCGACCATTCGCGACGGTCGGAATCACGATGTCGCCAACGACATAGGCTGTAGAAGCAGTCCAGACAGACCAGCGTGCGTGGTCGTCGACGAGCTGCTGAAGCGCAGTGGAATCCAGCTGTGGATATTGGTCAGATGCGACCATCCATGCGAGGCGTTCAAGTGCTTGTGTCCGTGTGTATGGCATGAGCGATTCCTAGTAAAACAAAAAGGGAACGGGAATGGTATCCCGCTCCCCTTGACTGCGAAGTCAGACAGCCTACGAAGCGGCAGCCTGGAGAACGATGATGGAACCAGGAACCTGATAGGAACCTGATCGGCCACGGTTGCGGTGACGTTTCCGACGTCGAAGCAGTTGAACGCATAACGCTCGGTCGCCTTGAACGTGAGTGCATCCTCGACGAACTTCACCTGGTCAGAAACTTCGACCGTGACTCCACGACGATCACCGAACGCGACACCCTTGGAGAGGTCTCCGAGGACTGCGAGCGTCTTGGATACGCCGGTTGCGGATGGCATGTTCTGAACGAAGCTGATCGGGATACCGAACAGTGTTGGTTCAGGACCATATGCATTCTGGATGTCCATGATGCTGTTTCCAGAGAGTGCAATCAACTTGTCTGCGACAGCGTTGTAGAACACGTTCTTGTGCATGTACCAGCGTGGGTTCGTGGCGTATGGCTGAAGCTTGCCGACCATGGACTGGAAGTTCGCGAGCGTAAAGCTCGAGAGGTTGGTCTGTGAGCCGGATGGTCCAACAACCATGGAAGCGATGCTCGAGAAGGTTCCGGAGAGAGCCTTGATGCGAGGCATGATTCCAGTGATGGAGCCATACGTGGATGTACCGTCGCCCTGGAATGCAGCTGCATCTTCAGCGAGTGCGAGACCGTATGCGAAGTCCTGTGCCAAAGTAGCACCGAAGTCGATGACGGTATCCTCGTTCAGTTCCTTGGACACGATGGTCAGGATTGCCAGTTTCTTGGCTGCGAGTGCGACCTGCGTGAATGCGATGTCGGATGCAGTGATTGCAGTGGCTTCACCAGGATAATAAGTCGTGGTCGAAGTCGATGCATTCGGGACATTGAGGACATCGGATGTCATCGGATAGATGCGGCTGAAGCGACGTGCTACACCGTACTCGTTGCGGAGCCAGATCAGGCTGGACGAAACGATTTCAGGAACAGTGAATCCACCCTGTCCGTTGTCGCCTTCGGTCTGTGCCTTGACGCCATTCTCAGCGCACCATCGTGCAGCCTTAGCATTTCCAAGGACTTCGCCACGGACCCACTGTCCGAAGGCGTATGCCTTGAAGTTTGCCTCTTCACGAGTACCAGGGAATGGGTTACGGGTTACACCGCCGGACTTCCATGGCTCAGCCTTAGGCACTTCAGAAGCGACAGGAGCAGGAACATTGCCGAACTCCTTGAGCATCTCGATGCGCTCAGAGAGGGACTTTGCATTTGCATGGAGGCGAGTGGCTTCGGCCATATCTCCACCGTTGATGAGGACTTCCTTAGCGGCAGCGATAGTCGACTGGCGCTGTCCTTCGAGTTGTTCGATTGTCATTGACTTAACTCCAAGATCATGAGCTCACGGAGGAGAGCGGACTTCGCTTCCTCGATATCGCTCGTATATTCGACGATAGAAACATCTTCGCTCGATACTTCGTCCCGAAGCTCGTTCCAGATGGTTTTGGCGAATCTTGTCGACTCGCTACGTGAGAGACGGACTGCATCCCGCAGGCGTCGCTCCACTTCACGGATGGACGTAGGACGCTCGAGCATAGCCTTCAGGCTTTGCGCTTCAGCGACCGGGTCCTTCACTTTGCTGTTCAGTTCCTTCGCACGGTTGGCGAATGCATCGATGATGGCATCCACATGTCCACTGCCGAGTCCACTGTCATATGCAGCTGTAACACCAGCACACAGACGCTCGTAGAGCGCCTCGAGTCCTTCGTGGACCATCTCCTTGTCGAGGTCGCCGTAGACAGACTCGACGAATGTCGCCACGTCTTCTCCTGGCGCGACAGGGATAATCATCTCTTCTTCTTCCATGCCTTCTCCATCCATCTCGCCATACATGTCCTTAAGTGACTTGACCATGTTCATCGGTTCAGCCGGCGTTGGTGTGAGCGATGCCTCACCGATTGGCCAGCGTGTGATTTCATATCGGCCATCAGCAGACTTCTTACGCTCGACCATGTGACCAGTCGCTCCGGAGGAATATCCGAGTTTGCCAGACTTCGCGAGGTCGGCGATCATCTTCTGATATTCATCAGCCATCTCGACCTGTGCTTCGTACCAGAGACCTTTTTCATCCATGGTGATGTAGCCGGTACCGATGCGAGACTTCCCGATTGTTCGGTCCTGTCCGTGATGATAGTACAAGTTCATCGGGACACGATCTCCGGACTTCATTGGTCGACCGAAGTCGGTCTCCTTCGTGAAGTAGTCGCCCTCGAGGTCCTGACCGCCGAAGCGTACCAGGTAACCACGCACACGACCGGAATCGTCTGCTTTGATTGCACTCCCGAAGTTCACCAGTGTCTGCATCATAAATCCCTCAATGGCACAACGACTGCCTGTGGACCCCATAGGTCGTTTGGAACAACCTTCCCGAAGTCCGACAGGCTGGTGCCTGTTTCCCACATCCTATACCGTGACGGTCCGAGCACCTGTCGACGTTGCGCTTCTGTCAACATCATAAACTGCTCATCGCGTGTCGGTAGTTCCGGCGTCTCGTCGAACGCATCCGGGTCAAGCCCAGCGAGTTCAGCATACGTCGGAGTGATTGGGACTATCGTACACCTACAGTTTGGATGCGATGGAACGATTGTTGCAACAGGGTTCGGTTGTCCATGCAATGCCCAGCATACGGGACAGTTCGTGCGATGGTAGCAGCTCGTGATGGTGCCAGCGTTTCATACGTTCGCGCCATACGACGAGCGATCTGTAGTGGATTCATCCCCTGGGCGACACCGATGGTGACGTGGTCGCGTGCAAATGGTCCGATGGCTTCGTAGAGTGCCGCGAGCGGTGAACCATCAGCAGCGAAGCCGACCACATTCGTGATGGCTTCGACTGGTAGTCGGTTCCAGTTGAGATCGATGGCCATTGAGACGGAATCAGGGATACCAGCCACAGCACGCACGAGGTCCTCCTGCATGTCAAGCGATAACTGGATGGCGCTTCGCTGGCCACTCGAAGCGATGTCGGTCGCCCGTGGAGCGAACTCCGTCACCTGTCTGGCCATCTGCTCGTTCAATGCCGCGAGGCGCACCTGGTAGTCATTCAGCGCCGTGACATCTTCGCCTGCTGCCTGTGCTTCCTCAATCGCCTGAGTTATCTCCTCG